CCACAACATCGAAATTTACATTATCAGGATCAGACGAATAATCACTGCGCGTAGTCTCTGCTGATGTGTTATCTGTAAACATGACTTTGCCTGTCGCCAAGTCCTTGTGATACACAACACCAGCCCCAGCCGCATTTCGGTTGAAGTTGACTAAAAGGCCAAGTTCACTATCGAGGGCGGTGTCATATGTGATAGTCTGGGTTGACGATGAGGCTGTCCACGTTCCCATCTGAAAATAGCTGCCGACATAGAACACCTCAACTAGATAGGTGCCGGTAGCCAATGCAGAGGGAAGCGTCAGCGTTGTGCCGCTTAGATTTTGATCCGTCCATGTCGAGGTGTCTTCTGTTGCACCAGTTTCCCAAGTGACAAACTTATTGGCCCCACGCACCGTATCGACAACATACCAAGCACCAGTGCTGTCGGTGCGCTTGATCCGCGCCATTGCGCCACCGCTGACAGTCTTGGGCAACGTAACCGCTGTGGTCGCGCCGTTGGTGTGGCTGATCCCCGCTTCGATGTAGTATTCGTCTTCATAGTTGGGAACGGCAGGGGCCGGGAGGTTTGCTGTGTTGAGCAGCTTGTCCCCCGCTTCCGGCGCATAAGCGAAGTCCACCTGTCCGAAGTTGACGGTGCCATAGTTCGTATCGCCGGAACCAGTGGCGACAATCCAAGGGCCGTTGTCGCCAAGGGTCGTGACGGTCGTATAGGTGCCGGTGTTGTTCACGTCCAATTGCAATTCCCCGGTCGAGCCGTTGAAACGGAATTGCTGAACGTCACCATCCGTTGTCGCTTGGTAGGACGCACCGAGTGCATTTTCAGTGTCCGAACCGCCGACAAAATAACCGTCCGGTGAAACACTGGTGCCAACACCCGCCGCACCGGATGCAGAGCCGGGACGGTAGTTGTCAATCGCGCGAAGGTTCAGGTAGTTGCCGACGCTAATCAGCGGATAGTTGCTGTCCGGCGAATGGACGGTGTGTTCCCAGTACCACCAAATGTTATCGGTCGGGATGATGAGCGTTGAACCGACGGCATCAATGGTCGAGGGCGACGTGCTGCCGAAGTATCGGTTCCCCGTCGAGAGCGTGTAGCTGCCGGAGATATTCTTCGATGTGTTCAGCGGGTTCCAAATCGCGTAGTTCCCCACGCCACCAGCAGCGTTATCCGCCGGGTTGTCGTTCGTGGCGTTGGCGCTGGTGATGCTGACCAGTGTAAAGTCGTTGTTGTTGCCGGAAACATCATTGCCAAGATCGGCACTGTTGGCAAAGTTGAGCCAAAAACCGTTGGTTCCGAACGTCAGGCCGGTAGGATTGACGGGTATCCAGTTACCGTTGGTGTCGGTTTCACCGAAGCTCGTAGCGTCTAATTGAGTGCCATCAATATAGATGTATTCAGAAAGATAAACGTCAGCGTAATCTGAGGGGGTATGTGTTGACCCGATGTAGTGTGCAGCAGCATCCATAATTGTGCTGTCAGCATTTAAAGAAGGATTTACATCAGCACTGAAAGCCGTGACCTCGGAGCCATTGACATACATACGCATCCGGTTACCTGCGGTGCCGTTTGACGTATCAAAATTGACGACAATGTGCATCCAAGCGGTTAGATCACGAAATACTTGTGTGGAGGTTAACTGCCCCACTTGCGCCCCGGCTGTATCTTCTAAGCGCCAATATAAAACATTTGAGCTATTTATATTTAATTGGCTAGAGCCAGAAGATGATCGAGCGTGAAATAGCTGGTGCGTGACACCTGTCTCGTTCCGTTTTATCCAAAACGACAAAGTGCCTGTTTTGTTATCACCCGCACCTCCAGGCGTCCACGAAAGATAATCCGCGCTACCGTCGAGGAAGATTGCACCAGCCGGGACGTAGCCACCAGCAACCCAACTAGAAGGAAAACCTGCAGGCATTACATGGTGCATGATTAAGCCACCGTGATCCCACCAGCGAGCCAAGTATCCGTGCCTACTTTAAGCAACGAACAAGCCCCATATTGCGCCAAGTCGCCAGAGCCAGCGGACACGCCATTGACAGTAACGCCAGTGTCACCAGTGATCGTTGTTACGCCTGCACCTTTCATCCAAACGTCGATACGGTCGCCGGTTGAGAAAGCCACACTGGCATTCGTTGGGATAGTCAGCGTATTAGCTGAAGCGTTATCCATCGTTACCGTCTTGAAGGCGTCACCAAGAACGAGGGTGTAGGTCGTGCCGGTCTGGGCGTTGACGGAGCCGGAGACTTTTGCGGGAGTGATGCCATCGTCTTTGACCTGGATCGTGCGGCCTGAAAGCTCAACCGTGCTGCCATCGACCTTGAGGGCGGACGCCTGGACGACGATCCAGTTGTCCGGCGTCCCATCGTCAGCAATGATCTGGATCACTTGACCAACCTCGACCAAGCCGGTGTAGTTTCCAGCCACGCCGTTGATCGTGTCGGTGCCATCCCGAACCAGCGTGATTGTGTTGGATACGTCCAGAACTTCAATGGTGTACGAAAGACCGTCGTTGCCGGTGCCGATAGACGGCAAGTTGATGCTAACCGTGTTGCTGCTTGCGTCCACTTGGTAATACTTGCGGGCGTCGGTAGTCTCAACGTCTTTCGATGACGCCGTGACAAGCTCAACACCGCTGAACCCCTGGGCCGATGCAGCAGCAGAGGCGGCGCTGTTCGCCGCGTTTGTTGCAGACGTTGCGGCGTTGGTTTCGCTGGTCGAAGCCGCCGCTGCGCTGGCCGCCGCGTTCGTTTCACTTGTTGATGCGTTGGATGCCGAGGTGGCAGCAGCCGAGGCAGACGCAGCAGCCGCTGCTTGCGAGGCTGATGGTTCATCCACAAGCTCAAAACCCGTGTTGTCCGATTTGATGACGATAGCCTTGGATGCCACAGGGGCGGGTATCGTAGGATCGAAGCTGGATAGGTCTGAGGATACTTGGAACTTGGGGGTGCGATCCAGTTCCTCCTGCAAGTCCTGGGTAATCTGTACCACCCGATCCGTCATAGTCTCCAGCGTTTGAGGCTGTACGCCCCCACGGTTCTGTAGATCAACGAGCTGAGTTTTGGGGACACTCCGAGTGATAGTGAGGGTCTCTCCTGTGGCCGGGGCCGTCAGCATCGTGACGTTGCCGCCGCCGTCGTTGCCGACGCCGCTGACGGTGTAGTGGGTGCTAATGGTCTGGACGATCTCGACCCCGGCGCTGCTCGTCAGAGTAACAACAAGGTGGCTCTCGTCCAGTACCTTGAAGTCGTAGGCGAAGACAGTCGTACTGTCGTTACCATTATACGGGCCAGATCGACCGTCTTCGTTGGCTACAGTCATTTAGCATCTCCTTGGTATGCGCTATACACCATTTTCGTCATTTTTGCTAGTCCCTTAGCTTCGCTCGGTCTTCGTCGTAGCCCATGAGCAGATCGAAATAAGACCAGTTGTTTTCCTCGTCTAGCTGAGCCGCCCAGCCATCCAAAAACCGTGTTGGCTGAACGGCGGGGATACCCACTATGATACCGAGAGACATGACAATCGGCTTCAAGACTTTTACCCTATCGCTGTCCTCCCACTCGACCTCTTCATCCATCCAATCCGCCATAACCTCGAACGTCTTGATTAGGTTCTCCCCGAAAGCCGACAACGGTGTCGGGCTGTACCCGTAATCAGAGACCGCCCCTTGAATAAGGTCGCGAGCCAGCGGCACCGTAGCGGTCGCAGATAGCAGCGTTTGTCGGCCTAAGTAAGCGAGCATACTTTCGTCGTCCTCGTCTTCCGGCTCCCAGTCGGGCAGCTCCCCGCGTATGAGAGCCATACCGAGTTCCTGCAGCGTAAGGACGACGAAGATGCGGCTCGCTGCCCGCAGCACGGTCATCGGGTTGGGCTTCTCTACTACTTCCCCGCCGACCTGCCGGAGGATGCCGTACAGAACAGAAAAGAAAGAGTAGAACATGGTGACGGACTTCCAGAGACCGCGCTTCCGTTGGATAGCAGACAGGTCTTTCTCGCCGCCCCCAGACTGCGATAGGCGCAGGACACGGTCAGCGTAGGCTACGGACTTGTCTACATCCTGCCCGCTGTCCCGCATCATTCGGTTGTACGCCGCCGTCCACGTAGGGAAGTCTACGGTGTTGAGCTGCATACCCGCGACCGACATCATGGCCATCATCTGAGCCTTAGCGCGTACCCCCTTCTTACCCTCAAGTGCCCGCATACCGTTGCGGAGTTCGCGGTCCACGTTCTGCATACGGTGACGCATCTCGCCAGATAACCTATAAACCTCCTTGCGGTGTGCGGGGTCAAAGACCTTAGCGATGCCGTGAGCGATGTCTCCGGTCGTAACCAGCGCCTGACCCGGCGTGTAGGTATTGTCTGCCGTCAGTCGATCAAAGGTCGTCAGTAGACCTAGGGTCTGGGCCATCATCGTCGTGTAAGACAGGCCGAGGATGGCGACCGTAGTATTTCGTCCCAAGGCAGCGACAATGCCGTCGGCGATGTCTAGGTGAGTGTTGTCTCCCGCCATCGCTGCGATCCAGTTGTCGATCATCTTGGCGTACTCGATGCCGACCTTGCGCTCTAGGTCTCCACGCAGCTCCTTGTTCGACATAAGGCGCTTGGCCTGCTGGACAGCCTTATAGTGCGTGATGAAGTGCGTTGTCGTCTGGAACCCGTGAGGCAGTTTATGTATCTCCAAAGACACCGGGGCATAGAACGTGTCAGACCTCTCCTTGGTCATCGAGCTGTTGACGCTGGCCCGCCCGACTTGAGACTGCATCATCTCCAGAGCCGTCATTTGCTCCAGCATACTGCGCTTGCCGTCTCCGCCGGGGATAGACGCATCGTACATCATCGGGAAGTAACCGCCCTTGAAGGTTCCGTGCGGCGTCTCGATGGGGCGCGGCTCGATACGGTCGGGGCTGCGCCCGTTCTCGGCCCGATAGATGGCATCGACCTGCGGCCACATTTTCTCAGCCAAGTCCCAAATCTCTTGCACCAGCTCCCACTCTTCTTTGGTGAGCTGCTCCAGCGCCTTGTCGATTAGCTCCTCGTTGATGTTCCAGTTGGGGCCGTCAGGGTCGGCGTAGCCCTTGATCAATTTATCGAGGTTGCTTTGGTTACCTGTGTTCAGCGCCAGCATGATGAGCATACTGCGCGTGAAGACGGTCTTCTCCGTCCCGAGGTCGCCGACATCGACGCGTTTGCCCATATTCTTGCGGACCTTGCGAGGCAGCGCCGACATCCTCTTGTTGATGGCGTCTGTGACCTCTTTCATCATGTCCTGCTTCTGCGCGTAAGCGTCAGCGAACGGTTGGTATAGGGCTTGGTGCCACGCGCCGAGAGGCTGCCCGTCGATGGCCTCCATGAGCTGCTCTATTTTGAGCAGGACACTATCCACTTTGCTTACAGTAGCCGCCGCCCCGTGCAGGGCGTGCGCCTTGCCGCCAGCTCGCCGAAGCCGGGTCGTGATGGCATCGCTCTCGCCGACTAGAGGACGCCGCATATCAGCGACAACTTGCCGCATCTCTCGCTGCTCTTTACCGAAGATCGCACGCTTCTTATTGCGGCCCTGCTGCTCAAGCATCTTAACGGCATCGTTCACTTCGCGAAGCTCGCCGACCGTCATGTCTCGGAAATTCTTTTTGGCGTCTTTCTCCCGCAGCCACTGGGGCAGCTCGATAATTGCCCCCTCTTTCTGCTCGTTCTCGATGAAGTCATTGAGAGCTTGAAGCTCCGCATTCAGACGGGCGCGTTCGCTTGTCTTGCTGCCGAAGTCGAGGCGGTTGACTATGTTCTTGATGTTGTCAACGTAGTCGGCGTCGATACCCTTCCACTTCTTGCGCTTGAGCTGGAACGTCCGCAGGTACTTAGTGATCTTGCGGTGCTCCTCTTGGAAGCGGATCGCCTGTTTCGCCAGCTCGTGATTAACGAGCCGCTGAAACTGGTGCTGGTATGCCGTGGCTCGGTCGCCCTTTTTGAGTGCCTTGCCCGCCAGCTTGGCGTGACGCTTCTCGGCGGCAAGGAATTTGTACGGCTGAGACTGTCCGACAGGCATCTCGGCCAGACGCTTCTGCGCGTAGTACCGCAGGAACTTGGCGTCGAACGCAGGCTCCGTCGTGCGTAGGGCTTGCAGCTCGCTCATCAAAACACCCGTGACGGGATCACTGTGGATCGAGGCTGTTGCCTCTCCTATGGCGTCCACGTCCATGTCGCCGTGGCGGGCCTTCATCTCTGCTTCGATGGAGCTGTTGACGGCGCTATCAAACGACGGCAGCTCCAGCAGGGCGTCTATCATCTCCTCTGGGCTGGTGAAGCCGAACATCCCAGCAGCGACTGCTGGAGAGGTGACGTTACCGTCCTTCGTTGCAACCTCGTAGATAGCCCGATTGTCCACTCGCGGCAGCTCCTCGACGATGCGCCCTTCCGGCATCATCTCAACGAGGGCTTTGCGGTCGATACGATTAAGTAGCAGCTCACTGGGTAGGGTGCTGCCGTCCGCCTCACCGCCCTGCGTGAGGGCGTAAAGGATGCGGTATTCGCGCTGTTGCGACACCGTGCTCTCGATGTCGGGACGCAGCTTCTCAGCCTCGTCCTGATACCACTCAAGGCGCTCGCGCTGCTTGTCCCTAATGTGCTTGCTGAGCTGCTTGCCCTTGGCTCGGTCCTTGGCGCGGGCCGTTGCCGCCTGCATCTCTTGGAACTTCTCCGGCGAGACGCCAGCCTCCTCTGCCGTCTCGAACAGCGCCGTCAGCTCGTACTGACTTGCGGCCAGCTCGATCTCGGCGTCAGACGCCAGCATACGGTCGAGGACGCCTTTGACTTCCGGCGAGAACTCGACATCGAGGCGCTGGCCTCGGATGCGGCGATAGACGGATTTGATGAAGTTGCTAAACGCAATGAAGGCGTCCAGCAGTGCCATCGACGGAGCTTCGCCAGTCTCAAAGTATTTCTCGACACCGCGAGCGAACTGCTCGTGCATAGCGACGCTGAGATAGCGGGTCGCGCCCGTACCTCGAAGTTCGCCCTGTCCGATGTAAGTGCGGACCTGCGCAGCCGTCATCTTTTGCAACGCGGCAACGGCAGCCTTGTCACCGTCTTTTCGGGCGCGTCTGATGGCCTCCTCTTTGACCTGCTCGGAGCGGCTCTGCCACCACTTGGTGACGGTACGCCAATCTTTCTCAAAGCTGTCTCCGAAGCGGGCGGCGTCCGACTTGAGCTGCTCAAGCCAGAAGTGCCCGCTTTCGTGCAGGAAGGTGGACGTGTCGCCCTTCTCAAAAATCTGGATCAGGTTGACGGGGTTGCCGTCTTGATCTGGGATCAGGTCGCTGGGGGTGAACCCACCACGCGGCGGAGCCTTGCCTTCCGAACCCTGCTCAAACGCAGGGGTCGTCTCCTCGGGCACATTGATCGCAGCCTGCTGTGCGTTTAGAGCGTCGCCGTAATCAGTGAAAAGGGTGCCCGGTGCGTCTGCGGGCTTGTCGTAGTTGTCCACGTCCAAACCCATGAACACGACATCCGGCTCGCCGTTGTTGAAGGCAGAGAAAACGGACTTATCCCAATCTGGCGGGGCTTCACCTTCGTCCCACGCTAGACGGCCCCCGATGCGGAACCCGTGCATAGAGTAGAGTTCCGGTAACACGGTGTCGAAGGCGTCCAGCCTCCGGCCCCCCGCTTGGATGGCCAGCTCCATCATGGAATGGACAACGCCGTCGTATTTCCCGGTCGAGAACACCGACACGATGTCGTCGCCCTTGAGCGCGAACCCTGCCTCCCCGTCTTCCGACATGAATAGACGCATCTCTGCGTACTCATGCTCCTTGTAGACGTATACGGACGCGCCGAACGGCGACGCCTTCTTGCTCTGCTGGATACGGGAATGAAAGTCCGCAGCGAACTCCGCGCCGTCTACCTCAAACAAAGGCGGCGTCTGGATACCCCCGGCATTAAGGTCGTTTACGGTTTTTCGTGCAGCGATTTTGTAGCGGTATAAACTCGGCTTTCCTAGAACCCGAAAGCCTTTGCGATTTCCTCCGCCTTCTCTTCGGTAAGGCCGGGGTGACGCTGCATCGCTGCTTCTAGCGGATCGTAGTCGAGTGATTGCTTGGCGGGCGAGGAAACGCTTGCGCTGGCTGGCACTGAACTGGCCGCCTGCCCCCTGTTGCGCAGCACTTGATCCTGATCCACTTGCGCCTCGTCGTGCGCTTTTAATTCGTTTGATGTCCGCATCTTTCGCACCTTTCTGTTTAGCCAGCTTGGCAGCCGCGTTTGCGTAGTCTGGAGCCTCGTCATCGTCGTATCCGCTGTCCGCGTCATCTTTGCTTTTGGCAGCGTCGTACAGTCGCTTCTCTGGATACCAAAGAAGAGCCTGTAAATCTGACATAGTCAGTGTCTGAAGTCCATGATTTTCTTGCAGGTCGCGGAGAGCGTCAGCGAACACGGCGCGGATAAAGTTTCTCTGGTTGCCGTCTCTGGGCTGCTCCACTTGGCCATCTAAATACTTAGTAAGGGCATTGGCCAACTTGCGGATGTCATCGCCTAGAACAACGGTGTTTCCCTCAGTAAAGCGGATCAAGTTGAACGCGTCGCGCTTCTGTTTGGAAATGAAGATGCGACGGCCTAACAAGCCAGCGATGTCGGCAACATTTTCTGCGGTAACCTCGGAGGGGACAGTAACCCCAGCCAGCCCCTCGACGGCAGCGCGGGTGGTGTCGTCTGCTAGGAACGCCGCCAGCAACGGAGTAAGCTCCTCCGTTTTAGCTGCGACCATATCAGGGCGGCTCTCGATGAGTGTACCCGTCCAACGGCCCCACGTCCGCATCAGCCAACGGTCCATCGTCAGCGCATCAAAATAGCCATACAGGTTCGAGAAGAACCCGTTGCCAATCTTCGGACCTAGAACGGCAGAACCTCGCAACACTGTGTCTATATTCTCGCCTGTCAATTTGACGCCGGATGTCTTTTCGATCTGCCCACGGGTGAACTCCGAGGTCATAAATCGACGCAGGTCAGCGTACCCCCAGCGGTCAATCAATTCGTTATATAGGGCCAGCCCCTCGTTGATGGCCGCTTGCGCTTGCCCAGCCTCGATATCGGTTGGGAACTTTCCGGTGTTCTTACTGCGCTGATAGACCTGCTCTGCAAGCTGGAAGTTTTTATCCACCTTGAGGCCGTTAGATGTAACGGCCAAGCCCCAGATGAAGCGGAGCTTCGCGCTCTCGTCGGTCTTTAACTCTGGGTGGATCAGCGATACGTATTCGAGGGCTTGGCTGACTTTCTCGTCATACCAGCCGACCGCGTTCGCGTTGTCCTTGAGAGCGTAAAGAGCATCTTGCACTGCGACGCGAGTGAGGTGTGCCTGTACCTCTGGGGTCTGCTCGGAGAGGTCGATGCCGTCCTGCACAGCCGCATCCAGAACCCGCTCTTGCAGGGTCACCTTTAGGCTCCGGTTATTAGGGAAGGTCGTCTTCCCGGCCTCATTGAATGACACCTCTAGGCTCGCAGCCTTCTCGGTGTTGGACATCGTCGGAAAATCATCTTGGAAGAGGAACGTCTCGGCGTCTCCATACGTCACGTTCTTGGCCATGACCAGCGGGCCGACTTGGATAACCTCGTCCGCGCTCAGGACCGGGCGTCGGGTGCCGCGCTCATAGAAGAACGTGTGCCGTCGCGGATCGTAGCCGACCTGCGTCCATGCCGGGTCTTCAAGGGCGGCAACCATCTCATCTTTGAGAGCTACCGGATCGACTGATTGCAGGGTGCCGTTGATCTGGGCAAACGGAGCTTTCGGGGTCTGCCCGGTGCCTACCTTTGCGGCCTTCCGCTCGGCTGGGTCACCCGGCTTAGTGAACTCGACTTCGGTGATCTTGGCTGCGGCCTCGTGGGCAATAGGCTTGCCCTTCGGGTCGTGCATCGTCGGAACCCAAGTGTCGTGGTTTGTGTAGGCCGGGATGTCGAGCCGAAGCCCCACCGCCTGCCCAATGAACTGCCCACCTTTGCCCACGCGCTCCTGTTGCCCAGCTTTGAGGGCCGCCCGCATCTCTGCCTCAGTGGCAGGGCGCAGACCGCGCACGTCTTCATCGGAGTAAACGGTAGCTGGCCGCTCGCGCTCGACGACGGCATCATATTCTTCTTGCGTGATCTCTCCGGCGACGCGACGACGTGCGGCCTCGGCCACGATTTCGTTGGGGTCGTCAGCAAACCGTTGCCGCTGCTCAAATGCGCCCTCGACAATCTGCCCCTGCTCGACGCGAAGGCCGTCCTCTAGGAACAAGTCCAGTGCGCGGACAGGCGTACCCTCGGCCTTGGTGGCGCGGATGGCGCGAGCCATGTACCGCTGGGCAGTTAGCTGGGCAAATAGCCCGATCTCACGGGCGCTGTACTGCCCAACATTCTGTAGCTGCTGCTCCATCTCGACGCGGATCGCGTTGGCGTCCTCAAGGAAGTCGTCGAGGTATTTCTCTTCGACGCCGAGGCTGCGCGTGATGCGGTCCATTGCCTCTTGGTTGATCTTGGCGAGAACGTCCTCTTCCAGCGCGTCAAACTGCTCCGCTTCCGCTGGCGTGAACTCCTCGGCGTCGGTGCGGGTGTGGCGAAGCAGCTCCGAGAACCCATCCTTGCCTAAGATGTGGCGGACAAACGTCGCGGTGTCGATGGTAACGTCTTGGCCGTCCTTGGCAGCCTGCTTTACCTCTTCGGGATCGAGGCCGAGGGTCGCTACAATGTCGGTGTCGTCGTCCTGATCGAACCGCATCAGCTCGGACGCGCTCAGGAGGACACGCTCGACGCCTTGGCCTTTCCATTTCTCAGCCAATACCTCGGACGCCGTCCGCAGGCTCTCGGTGGGGATACCATTTATGTGACCGGCCACCTCAGTGTTGCCGCGCAACCATTCCTCGGCCCGCTTCTTACGACGTGCCTCGGAAACATCCTGCTGTCCGGCAATGGCGATGTCCGCCATGACTTGGCCGGGGTGTGCCTCCGCCAGAGCCTCGACAAGTGTCTCCACGACATCGATCTCACCAAGGGATAGCAAACCAGCGCCCGCCTCACCCGCGCCTCCCAGAAACGCCTGTACGGGGGTCTGGGCTATGACGTTACCCGTCGCCGAGCTGGCTAGGGACTTGGACGCCGTCCACATACTCAGGCCAGCGAATACGGCGATGGGCATAGCGCGGGCGCTGGAAAAGTCGATCTGTCGGCGCAGCGCCTCTGGGTTGTTAATGAACTTCTGCTGCCCTTCGGTTGTCGTCAGGTCGATACCGAACTCTTTTTTGAGCTGCTCGACTGCCGGGGTGTACCGCTCTTGAATGTACGCGGAGGCGACGGAGACGGAGGGCGCTAGGACTGCGCCAGCGGGGAGCCGCTTCGTCGCGAGTGCTGCGCCGATGGTCGGAGCCTGCTCCGCCATAACCTCAGTGAAGAACGCGGTGGCCGATAGTGGGTTGTCGCGAAGTGCGCGGATAAACGCGCCGACCTGCCCGAGCTTCCCACCTTCTTTGGAGATGGCATTCATCTGCTGCATGAATGGTTGGGCAGCGTCAGAGAACTGAAGGTCGCCCATCATTTTGTAGCGGGCCATCGCCTTCTTTAGAAACTCAGCAGCCTGCGCAGCCTTCTCTTTAGAAGTCTCGTCCGAGACCAGCCGCTCAAATAGTCTGGGGATGACGTTAAAGGCTAGGTTACCCGCCCCGATATCAACACCGAACTGCTCGTTGGTGAAGGCGTCGGAGATAACGTCGAGGATGGGTTTATCAGCGTCCTGTGCCGCTATCAACAGCTCCTCGGCGTTCTCCATGAAGTAATTCATCTGTATACGGACAAGGCCACGCACGGTGCCGTTAGCGGCACCTTCACCGAAGGTTACCCGTTCACGGGGCAGCGAACGCAGGTAGTCGGCATACGGAGGGACGATCTGTAGCCCGAGGCTTTCGATTGCCTTCTCAGAGGCCGCCATAGGCTTGATGACGCCCTTGAGGACGGCAGCGGCCTCTGCGTCCACAGCCATGCGCAGGCGCGTCTGGCGGGCCTGTTTCAGACTGTGCTGGATGTCTTGTCGCTCCAGCATGAGGCGGCGCTGCTCTGGGTGCATATTCCGAGCTAGGTTGACGGCGGCAGCAGGCGGCCCCTTGAGTTCTTCGCCAGTCTCTGGATCGATGTCGGGCTGCATCCCCATACGCTGCACCAGCAGCTTGGCGACGGCCTCGTTCTCTTCGTCGTTGGTCGGCGGGGTGCCGTCCATCAGCGCCAAGTTACGCTCGACCTCTTTGGTCAGCGGGTGCGGAAGTTCTCTGGCGGCAGCAATGGTCGGTCCTAGCTGTTTAGGCGCAGCCTCCGGCTGCGTGGGAACCGGGGACGGCGTCGAATACGGCACCACGTTGCTAATAGCAAACGGGTCGTCTACAGGTTTTGGCGGCTCAACTGGAGTTACCGACGGGCCTTGCGGCTCAGTGCTGGGAGTGAATGGTGCTATCGCAAACTTATCCGTCATTAGCGCCGCTCCGCCATAAACCGTCGGAGCCATTCTTCATAAACCCCCTCATTCGCACGTCTATTGAGGTCGCTCATAACGTGATTAAACCCTGCCAAATCTGGACGTAAATTAGGTTGTGAAGCCTGCGACTTTTTGATGATGAACTCAATCACCTCCGGTGAGTACCCGTTAGCTAAAGCAGCGTCCTGCGCATCGGTGTACCCCCGATAAGCGGCGGACCAGCTCTCCCCTCGCCGAACGGTTAGCCCCGTGGCCCGAAGGTTATCCAGAGTGAGGAGCTTATTCTGGCTATCCAACTTGGAGATGGCGTCCTTGATGGTAGCGTCATCCACGCCAAAATACGACTGAAGTATACTTCGGTTTACGCCGCTGTCACTTATCGGGAGTGATCCTATATTAGCGCCGTCTTGCTCGGCTTGGGTCAAAGTATATGGCCCCGACTGAGTGACGGACATAAACCCTACGGTTTTTCCCGTATCGTAATCGTCAAGCCGAAGGACGTGCTCAGCCAATATAGGAACAATATCGGCGTCGGTAACGTCCTTACCTGTTTTTTCAAAAATGTCGGCGCGGACGTTGTTAATAGCTTTTTGCAGCTCCGTATCCACCAGCAGTTTGTTATAGTATTTGTCATCGGTCTTAAAGCCATAGGACTTGAGTAGGGTGGATACGTTGTATCCCTTAGTGTTTCCGGTGCGGATGTCCAGAACCTTACTGCGATGCTTTTCGACTTTGTTCAGCACCTCGTTGTAGTCGTCTACATCAAGAACCCGTCGAAGGGTCGCCCGCCCCTCCTCAGTCTCGACCATCTTAGTAAGCTGGTCGGGGGCGTTTTCGTAGAGCCTGTCGTAGGCTCGTTTTGCAGCAACTACAGAGGCGGCAGCGCCCCCGCTGTCCATGTGAGCCTGTGCGGCTACTGTCTGCGCCCCAATGTCCGCAGCCTTCCCCGGCAGCCGAAGGACCTGCATAAGTGCCTCGGGACTGGAAGAGGCAACGATGGCCAGTTTTGCGCGAAACTTCGGGTCATTAGCCGGGACGCCTTGCCCCATCATTCGGCTCAGGTCTTCGGAGGCTACCCGAACCGTTTCTCCGCGCTGTGCCGCCAGCACGCCTGTATAGAGGCGTAGCTGCTGCAACATATTGCCTTGCTTGATAGGGTCGTCTGCGTACTTCCTATAGATAGTATCGTACATCGTGACGACGTTGTCCTTGCTCTCCACGCGGAGGGTGTCGAACTCGGCTCGTGAAGCCTGCTCCTGTTCAAACCCAAGGACGGCTGCTTGGTGCTTCCGGCCAGCCTCGGTGCCGTCAAGTATGTCGGCGTGCTCCTTCATTACGGAGCGGGCGTCCTCGACATACCCCTGCGCTAACAGGTCTCCGATGTATTGATCTAGCAGGATAGCCTGCTGCTGCTTCTTGAGCACCTCAACGGCGGCAGGGTCGGTGATGCCGCTCGTCTTGGCCATACCGAAACGCTTGGAGGTTACGACGCTGCTGATACCGTTTAGGGCGTCTTTTAGTTTCTGCCCCTGCATCTCTGTGCCGATGGCAGCCGTAGCGGCTTCGGTATGGCTGGCGATGGCCGTACCCTGCTCAGTGATATCGGCCTGCTTCTGTGCCTCGATCTGTAGGCCGTTAAGGGTGATGTTGTGCTCCAGCGACTTAATGCGAGCCATGTCGCGGATCGCCTTGGCACCGTCAGACGTTTGGACCCCATGCTTCTTTAGGATCGCCTCGATCCCCCCGTCGGCGATGGCCGTAGCTTTATCCCCCTGATCGACTTGACCGGGGTGGCCCTTTGGCGTCAACGCGTCTAGTCGCTGCTGCCCAGACAGGGCTTTGAACTTCTGAGTATCAGACGCTAGGTAGGTGTCGATCTCAGCCTCGGCAGCTTTTACGGCGCGGTCGTCCTCGCTAAGTGCCAAAGACGTCATCTCGTCGGAGAAGCTGGCCAGCCCCTCCGCCGCCTTGGCGGCGAGCGCCCCCCCGTCTCCGAACGCCTCTTTAGGTGCCTTGAGGTCAGAATAAGGGGTTCTGATCTCAGCCAGCGGGGCGCTGCCTAGCCCTGTCGATCCCGGTGTGGGTACGCGTGCAACCATTATGTCGTCCACTTATCTACGGCAGCGAACTTACCCGCTACCTTGGGTGCTCCCGCCAACAGGGTTCCAAGCGCGGCCTTGCTGGCGTTACTGTTGTCGGCTTTGAGTTGGAACAGGGACGCCTCCATATTAAAGTCATCCTGCTGGATACGGGCCTGTCGAACCGCCCCTGCAGTCTTATCGTCTACCTTGTCCAGATCATGGCGCTCAGCCGCTTTCAAGTCGGCGAGGAGGCTAACGTTGGTGCTGTTGGGGTCATCGATAAGGAAGCCCTTGGCCCCTTGAATAGCCCGAGCCGCTCCATAGTAACGCGCCGCCCGCTCTCTAACCTCGTCGCGGGCTACCTCTCCCTCCTGCTGAATGCGCGTTACGTTCTGCTCTGCGATGGTGGCGTTTCTTAGTGCCATGTCGCGCTGAAATTGCGCTTGCTGCCGAGCCTGCTGCGCCTGCGTGTAGGCGGAGTAGACGCCAAAGGCGAGAGAGGTGACGGCACCGATACCAGCCCACGCGGCTGCGGTAAGACCTAAGAATACAGGGGCTACCATTAGTTACCTCCCACGATTGCGTCGGGGATCAGGGACAGGATCGTCAGCGGCAGAGGGTCGCGTTGCTGGATCACGTACTTACCATCCTTGTTCCAGTCCGGCGGCAGGGTGACATCCTTGTCCCCTGTAAACAGAGCTGGCGGCTGTCCGTAGTTCGCGGGCAGCCCAAATTTAGCTTCGCGCATCCTATCACGACTTACGCCCGCCCAGAAGCCCAGAGATCTGTTCAAGCGAACAGTAAGGCGGCTGACCTTCTTGGCCTTGCCTTGAATAGTCTCCTTGGCCCCTTCGGCGTCGAGGCGAAGGGTCTCCATATCAGCGGTATATAGCAGGCCGGTATGCACCCGGCTGGCGGCAGTGTCGAGGGTTAAGGTGCCGCCGGATACCGTCTTATCCTTGAATACGTAGCCATTAGCCAGCCCACCGACGTCTGTGCGCCCTTCGAGGTGCCAAAGGTTGGGGATCGTCGTCGTGGCTTTGCGAACCTGTCCGCCATTGTAATAGACGCCGAAGGCCGTACCGTCCACGTTACTGCCCTCGTTCTGTACCTCGAACGTCGTCGGGGTGACATTGGCGACGGTGTACCCGGTGCCGTTCAAGTCGGTGTCTAGGCTGTAACCTTGCGCCGCGTCAGTATCGGTGACATTGAGGGCGTTGATGTCCACCGTGTCGCCGTTGCTGAACCCGTGGGCGCTGCTGGTGGTGACAACAACAGGATCGGCATTGGTGAACCCAGTGATGGTGAAGGGGCTGTCCAGGGTAACACCAGCGTCCACAAAGAATGCGTCTTGGATGTCGTCATCGAAATCGCGTTCGTGCATCCGCTCAATGTACTTGACGGTGCGCCCACCGACGACGCGCTCCACGATGAAGTAGGCGGCGTCCTTATCGTCTTCGCGAACGCTGGCAATATCCTTGAAGTCGCCCTTCGTCGTGTGCCGGGACCACGCATAAATCTCCTGCTCCCGCAAATACGTCTGGGCCAAGGCGACACCGTCATTGCGGATCGCCCAGATCAGGGAGTAGGGGGCCGGGGCGAAGTCCCACGCAGCCAGTGTGTAATCATCGAACAAATGTCGGGCTAAAATTGAAATATCATTACCCGAGTAAGCGTCCGTCTCGAATTTGTACCCGAGATCGCGAACCGTATTACCCGGCTGCAAGAATATGGCGATGTCGCCAGCCACAAGCGGCTTGAGCTGCTCAGCTCCGTAGTATGACTGCGGGGTAATCTGGATGCCGGACGGCGTGATGACGTCGTCTACCCCCGCGATGATCCACTCGCCGCCCGACGTGATGACAATCAGGTCTGTTAAGGGGATGAAATGCCTGATTTCATTAACCCGAAGGGCGGCGATGGTAGCGGTGATGGCGTCATCATCGCGAGCAGGGGAGGACGTCGCAAAATTGTAGAAGTTCCCGGTCTGGGTCATCCATATACGTTGGCGGTTGTTGGTCGAGTTGCCAAACAGACGGCGCTGCTGGAAGTACCCGGAGGTGCCTGGGTAGTTATACGTACCAAGGAACGGGTTTTTCGCCTTCGGAGGCGTGTCCGTCGTGTCTGGATCGATGTTTTCGTCGGTGAAGGCGAGCAACTCACTCTTACCGATAAAACCGTACAAGCCGTTGTCGCGTCGGTATATGTTGTAGCTTTCGGCGTTAGCAACCTCAGACCAAGAGATTTGGTTGTCGCGGGTGGTGTTGGAATTGGTCACTTCGACGAAGGTCAGGTTGCTGCTACCGCCAGAGCTGTAGGCGGTGTAGCCCGTGCTGTCCACATTGTCGCCGTTGACGTCTTCCAGCTCGAAAGTATTCGTTGTCGTTGCGCCGACCTTAAACTGCCTGCCATTCACCTCGGTCATACCTACGACGCTCGTGATGTAAATGTCATCGCCATCACTGTAGGGATGGCTGGCTATGGTCACGACCGCTGGGTCCGCTTGGGTGATACCTGTAATGGTCTGGGTCGTGTTGTTCAGTCCGGCGAGGCTCTCCTCAGCAGTGTCCCTATTGACTGCCGTTACAATATAGCGATCCGTCTCGGTGCCTGTGGTGTTGACGGTGACCTGGACCCCAGTCGGCTGCGTCTGCTGGGGCTGAAATACGATGGAGGAGAGTGTCCAGGCATCGTTGCCCGTGCGGGTCAACTCACGCGGCTCATAGGATGGGTGGCAAAGCGTCATCACGTCTGCGGATTGAACATAGTCTATTTCGCGAAGGTCAGCCGTCACGTATGGCGTGGAGATCTCGTATATCTTGTATGACGTGCCGCCGGATGACCATGCGGTGTAGGCCGAGCTATCAACATCCGTCCCACTCTTGTCCTGCACCTCGAAGGTCGTGCCAGTCACGTTTGCCACCAAGAGCTGTCGGCCATTAAGTTCATCCATACCTACGATGCCGGTGGTGAAGATTTCATCGCCGTTGCTGTATCCGTGTGCGCCGCTTGTTGTTACGACGGCGGGGTCGGCCTGAGTGATGCCCGTGATTGTCGCTGCGGTAGCGCTCTCGACGACGAGGCCGCCATCTACGACGACCCGCATATACTGATTACCAAACTCAAGGACGTAGGTCTCGTCGGTGTTGAACTCAAAAGGGATCAGGCGCGTGTCAACGGAGCTGTCCTTAACTTCTCCGACGAACTCAAGACCAGGGCGGTTGGATAACCCACCGGATGTCCGCACATAAAAGTTCTCCGCCTTAGCGACGGAGGATTTATATTTGGCTAAATCGACACGAGCGCCAACAGCTTCGGAAACTTCCCCCCCTGCAAAGCTCGGCTGGATTAGTTTGACCATTAAGCCCTCGCGTCAATCCATGACGCCTCGGGAGCGTCCTGTGTTTCGCCCTCAGAGCTATCCGTATCGGAAGCGTGGCCAACGGCGCGGATAACCTCCTGGCCAAGGGAGCTTTTAATATCGAGGCTCCCGGTCAAAGCCATCGCCATCCGCTCTGCGAGGAGGAACGAGAAGGCCATCGTGAACTCTGGGTCAAACCGAGTAGGGTCTGAAACATCCGCCGTGTAGAAAAACTCCGCTGTCTGCTCGTCTGTCAGCAGCACCTTGGTGTCATCTTCCAGCAGAGCTACCTCATAAGCCAGGATCGGATCAGTGCGGTCGGCGGTGTTGGTAATACCGCGAACCTTCAACGCGTCAGATGGATACTGGTAGGCGTAGTCCCACTGCCCCGGCACGGTGACGCTCAGCGTAGCGGGGCTGGTGTACTTCTTGGCAAAGCGCCACGGATAGCGCCGCAGGAGTTCCTTGCGCGTATCATCGTATATCAGATTGGCCTGCTCCGCCTCCACCGTCTCTTCGGTGATGTCGGCGATGTCATACCTGTCTCCGATGTGCTGGAGAGCCAGCTTTACAATTTGAACCTGCGACGCCATCCGTTAGCTCCTTAGCTGGCCCTTTTCTTCGCGGGGGCGTTCCGCTTCGGGCCTGCGCTGTTTCGCTTGGTGACTTCCTTACCCCCGACCTTGTCTTTGTTGATACCCGAAGTGATCAGGCCGTCGAAGTTCTTAGACGTCACGTTGTCCATTTCCGTGGGGCTATCGATTTCCTCGGACCCGCTGGGGAGCTTGAAGTCGTCGGGGATGTCCGTATAGACCCGGTCTTTTGAAAAGAACCCATACTCATTGTGATATGCGTTCTCGTGAAATCTTACTGTCTTAGGCATTGTGTGCATCTCCTCTACACGATGAGAGTTAGGGGGCCGCAGACGCGGCCCCCGTCACCCTTAGTTGGTTGCGTCAGCCGGAGCAGTCCAGCCAATCGGATCGAGCGTCAAGAACGCGTTGATCGCGCCACCCGTTACGGCAGCGGTCTCAGTGTTCTGGATGATGCCCAGATACCGCTCATACGGCACCAGATCGCCGGACGGCAGCGGCAAGACATACGTCTTACCAGCAGTCCACGAACCAGTGTCGAGAAGCGGCGTTTCCGCGTGAACCGACGCAGTTGCGACGGTCATAGCGGCGGCGGCATCAGAGGCAAGTTTGAAGCTGACCTGCGAAGTGCCGCCAGTGGTGAAGGCAGTCGTGACTTGGATTACCAAGTACATCGGTTTGCCATTACCCAAGTCCTGCACCGTGCCGGAACCCAAGTCGTACTGATCGCCCAAAAGGTCGAGGCCAGTACCCGTGGTGTCCAGAGCGGTTGCGTCGCAGAACTCGGCAAGTTCATCGAGAATAGCCATGTTAGCTTACTCCTGTCTGTTCGCTGTCTTAGTTCAGCGAGGTTTCGTTAGTGCGGAGGGCGTCCACACGGCGGATCGGGTAACCCCCCCACGACGTCTGCAGCGTGCCGCCGACCATATCGGTCGTCAGCGTCGAGTTCGCCACCGCGTTGGAGGTCTGACGGCGCAAGAAGGCTAGAACCTGCTTGTCCATGTACCACGCGCAACGGCCCATCGAGGCGTTGGGGATTTCCGTCAACGCTTGGTGCATCAGATCGTTCAGATCGGCACCCGTCGAGACGTCAGCCGTCAACAGGCTGCGGTCGATAGAGTGGATGCGAACGATGTAACGCCAGTCGCGAACAGTCAGACCAACATCCCAACGGTAGTGGGTGCGGTATGCCTGATACAGACCGGTCGAACCACCGACGGTATCCTGCACGGTAACTTCGCCGAGGTCACGCTGCTGGAGACCAGCTTTGGAACCTTTCGGGATGATGCCGTGGCAGGTATTCGGAGACCAGCAGATCAACCAGATGGATGCGCAGTCGGTCTGACCGTTTGCCGCACCGCCGTTGATCATGTTGTCGCCGTTCTCAGCCGACGTGTCGTTGTAACGCGGCGTGAGACCCGTGAACTCTTCCGGTGCCGACGCTTCGTCGCCGTAGAAGAGTTTGGTGGCCAAGGTTTGGTTCATGCCCTCGATGTGAGGACGATCCTCTTGCAGACGGAACGCAGCCGGGTTGCCAGCCATATCGACCAGCGCCTTATCGACCTGCGAGTAGTCTTCCATCATCGCGGTGTTGTCAGTGACTTGTGTCGAACGCGACTTCGTCGGCTGCACAAAACCGTACATTTTGCGGAAGGTCGGCGACGGCAGGCCGGTGCGGATCGAGGTCCGGTGACCGGTCGTGAGGTTGCCTTCCATCCACGTCATGTCTTCGAGGATTTCGTTCGTCTGGTTTAGGATTTCAACCACGTCGGCAATGGAGCCGTCGGGGTCGGTGACCTTCGCCAAATCAGCGAGGGTCGGGTTTTCAGTGCCAAGCGCAGCCATGATTTATCTCCTTTAGCTTGCTTGTTGCTGGAACATGGTCGGGTAAAGCCGTTGTAGCCCAGCCGTATCGGAAGCGGGTGCCGAAGCATCCCCCTCGATAAGCTCGGCGTCGGTCAACGATTTACTGACCCGGTGAAGAAAGCGCAGGAAGGCGGGGTGGTTGCCTAGCCCGAGACCTTCAGGATTGTCAGGAGACGGTGCGCCGATCAGCTTAGAGAATGCTTCGTCGGCGTAGGCGTCGGTGACTTTCTTGATGGCCCCGAGGTTGGCTTGAAGGTTGTCGCCGCCGAGTTCTTTGTCGGCCTTGACCTCTTCGCCCCATTTTTCGATGCGCTCTATGTATGCATCCGCCATCTCTTGAGATGCGCGAATGCCGGTCTCGATGTCCAGCTCGACCAGCTTTTGGAACTGCTCCTGTGACAGTTCTAGTTCCGCAGCTTTCGTCTTGAAGGCGTCGAGACGACTTTGGGCTTCCTCGCTGATGTCGAAACCCTCGGGCGCGGTGAACTCATACTCGATGGGTTCTGCGTCCGATCCTTCACCCCCGGCATCCGCCAGCAGGGTGTCAGTCTTTTTGGCCTCGCCCCCTTCGGGCTTGGCCTCGGCCCCCGGCGCAGCCTCTGCTGCGGGAGCCTGTTGTTCAGCTTCGGCAGCCGGGGCTGCCTCTTCGTTCACTTCTTCGTTTTGTACTTCGTCTGCCATGTTCTCCTCCTATGGCCTACTGGTTTTCTTCGAGCATTTTGAGGTAGTGCTGCGGGTGCGCATCAGTGACCTCTTGTAACAACGCCGTGCCCACCGAGCGTGCGCCCTCGTTAAAGGCTGTGCTATCGCTGCACCCCGGCACATGGCTGATCGAATAAAGGTGGCAATGCATCGTGAGGAGGTCGTGCATAAATGCGCGACCGTTCTCAGAACGCATGATCTCTTCGAGACCGCGTGCGCGATGCTCAGAACGATCATTCTTTTTATCCTCCTCGCTCACTGTACCGTCGCCCCCGTGCCGAGAAGATCAGTCAAGGCGTTGGGGTTCTGCGTGTCGGCCTCGCTCAAGACCTTAGCGCTCTGAGCCAGTTGGCCGCCCATCTCCATACCCTGCTGAGCCTGCTGCGCCTCATCACGAGCTTGCCGCGCCTGCGCCACCGTCTCCTTGTCCTTGGTCGAGGTCGCGGGAACGCCGACGATGTCAAAGTAGTTGCGGATCATGTCGTCGGCATCGACGACATCCATCACCTCTGGGAAGATTGCAGACATATTGCCGACGAAGCCCGCTCCGCGTTCGATGGCGGAAGCGCCGACAGCCTGCTGGGCCTGCGCCAACAACGAGACATATTCAACGTCCAGCTCCATACCTTCCAGCTCAGGCGGAGGTGGCGGGAGGAGACCGCCCTCCAGCGCGTACTCGAACACGTCGTCGAGGAGCGGGTCGAGCAGTTCGACGTTGAGCCGTTGTAGCACAGGCCCAAGCAGCACGAGTTTTTCTTCATGGCGCTCGGCCACCTCAGTCGCCGTCATCTGACGACGATCGGAGTTGATCATCATCGCGAAGAGGTCTGCATAGAAGCCGCGTTGGATGCGCTGCTGCACCTCTTGGATGTCCATCATCATTTCGTTGATGCGGGGCTGCACGATGTAGGCGGGCTGGAAAGCCGTCTGGCCCTGCGTCGGATCGACGTATGTGTTTGCACCCGGCAGCGTCGAGGTCGGCTTGCCCCGCAGCGCAACGCTGGCGACCATCGGCGGGTTGACCATCTTGTCGATGGCCTGCGCCTTGCGTTTCTGTTGGTGCTGTAGCTGCTTGATGTCGCCAAGCGTATCCATGCCGGGGCTGCGCCCATACACGTCGCCGTACAGCACGTCCCAGCGAGGGACGTAGGCAGGGAACTTGCGATAGCCGCCTTCCATCAGAAGGTCGTTGCCCTCTCCGCCATACTCGAAGTAGCAGGAACGGAACGGCATATTCATCTGGTCGCGCTTGGTGATGTCGCGCTCGGCCAGCATACGCGGCTCGATCATGTGGATGATTGGGATCAGCGTGTCGTAGTTGCCCTTGTCCCAAAGTGACTTGGTCGTGCGGCTGACGCCGCGCCAGTCCATAGAGCCATCAGGCTGAGACACAAACTTGGAGACGATCTGCCACACGCTCATCGTGAAGTAGCGGCCAAGGGTATCGACGATGCCGAGATCATTCTCAGCAATGACGTACTCACCAGCAGTGAAGGGACGGAAGCGGAGCATCTCGAACGATGGCTGCCGGTAGAGCGGGGCGGTGCCGAAGCTGCCTAGCTCGGTGTAGACGTTGGCCATCGCCGTGTAGAAGTTGGAAGCGTTGAGGATGCCGCGCTCGATCATCTCGACTTGGCTCAGCCATTCCTTGACGGCTTGGTTGTCCATCAGGTCGTCGTCTGCGACTTTGCGGCGGTGCCACGGTCGGCTCGGGCTGGTCATGCCGGACATCATGCCCGCCGCCATTGTGCGCAGAGCCTGCGTCCCGGTGCTGTCGATGATCTTGTTGTTGCGCTTCCGGCCACGTGTGTTCGATACGTCCTCGATAAGGTAACGGCCACGGCGCGGAGCGAGGTAGTCGGTCAGCTCCATCCAATGAGAACGCCACGAGCTGCGATCATCTTCTAGCCGCTTATACCGCTTGATGATCGGCCCCTTCTTGGTGGAGAGGCTGACGCTTTGCAGGTTCTCAGGAGTGGCGACGATGCTCATTAGTCACCTGCCACACTGGGGTACATCTTGTCGGCTGCCGTCGGCTTGTCCTTTTCGGCAAGCTGCATCTCGATGACTTCGAGCGATGCGCTGCGGCTGCCGTCGGCTGCCTTGCCCACCTCGGAAATGCGGACCTTGATCGTGCCCATCACCTCATCGCCAACGGCGTGGTCGCCGATGACGCTTGTGTCGCCGTCCATCAGATAGATGCGAGGGTAGTTCTTGCTCTCATCAGCGCCTTCGATGAGCGTACCTTTGAGGGGCTTCGATCCGAGTTCCATGTCACTGTCCTAACAGGGTCTTTGTCGTGGTCGCCATGCCGACGCCAGTGACAGGGGTTTGAATTGTGCCGCCTTGGCCAGCCTTGATACGAGCACGCTTCTGCTCGTCGCGACGTGCAGTGCGGACAGCCTCATCGGTTTTCTTCGGAGGCTCTGGCGGAGGAGCGGGAGGTGGCGGGACTGCAGGAGCACCGCCGCCGCCGAAGCCGGGGATTGTAAACATCATCATTTGAGGAGCGTCCCTTTATCGCTGGTGCTTTCTTCGGTCTCCATCAGTGTGGAGGTCGTCTTCTTACCTGCGCGAAGGCGGCGACGTTTGTCGGGGTCTTCATGCGCCGGGTAATCTTCCTCTGGGCTGCGCTTGACCTTCACAGGTTCCGGCGGAGGCGTGTACGCCGGGGCGGAGCTGCCGCCACCAAAGCCGGGTACTGTCAGCATCGACAGACGCGGCTGGCGCGTTGCCCACTTGTAAAGCTGGTATGGGGTCAATGCCCACGACGTGATGCCGAGCACCGACTTCACATGGCCGACGCAGTTGTTTAGTACGAACGGGGTGCCGACGGCTACCGGATCGTCCTTGACCTCAACGACTTCCCAGCCCTGCTCCTCATAGTGGCTGACGATGTCGTAGTTTAGATCGGCCTCGGCTCGGATCGACGGAATACCTTGGTGCCAGTCGTATGCGACCCAGCAGTGCGGCGTCTCTACGATGCACCAGACGTGACGATAGTCACGGTGCAAGAGCCATGCGAGCGGGTGGTCATTTAAGCTGCCGAATAGAATATACCGTCTCATGGGTAACCGCCTTACCACAAAACGTGAACACAGTCTAGTCAGTTAGATTTATTCGCAAGCGAAGCCTGCGTCAGGGTGTAAAATACTCGTTGATCCGGTAACGCACGTTGATCGTGGCACCGTTGCTGTCGGTGTTTGCCTCCCAAACTAAATTGTCAGCAGGGCTTAAAGGGAAATTTTCATTTTCTAGTTTGAGCGTCTGCTCAGCCGACGTGTTCACGATGAACGGGCCGTAGACGACATACCAACCGTCCACGCTGCGGTTGTAGACGCGTCCGCGCACCTCAACCTGCGGATTGCCCCCACCGCTTTCTTTAGTGCCGATTTGGATAAAAAAATTTTTTATGATCGAGTAACCGTCGCTTTCGGAAAAGAACATGGACTGCGAGGTGACACCATCTCCGGCAGGGCAGATGGCTTGGGTCCCGTATGTTGGCGTAGTGATGGTGATGGCAGAGTTGTTCTGCTGGTCGCCGCCATTACTCGCCACCGCCACGCGGTGGATGCCGATACCGCTAATTCCAAGAGCATCGCTGCCCGTGTTGCTTAACGTGTGAATTATCGTCTGGCGCTGACCGGCGGCGTCTAGGTAGATAACCAAAACCGTCAACGCCCCAGTCGTGCCCGCCCCGTCCGTAGAACTGTTGTAGACTAAGGTGAAGGCTTCAGCCGTTCTCATTGGGGACCAGTTACCAGTGGTCAGCTCCCACACGGTCTCCCAGCCATTGGCTGCGGTGAGGTTTGTGCGGCGGGCAAACTTATTGCTGACACGCAAGTTCCTGACGCGGCCAAGAACCGCCTGATCATCAGCGATGCCCACAGGCATGGGGGTACCGTGACTAACATTGACGAAGCTGCCGTCGGCCAGCTCGATGAGCGGCATGGTGCGGTAGCGTTCTGCCTTCCAATCATTGGTGCCGGGTACATAGCTGTATGTTGGGTTGGCCATCAATAACTCTCCATCGGATCGTAATCCGTTTGTGTGTACGCCTCACCAGCGAAGCCAAGGCGCGTCGGTGCGACGGGGAACGCATACGTCAGCGCGAGAGCATCAGCCAAGTCAGGCGATGCAATGCCGCGCTTCTTGGCGTCCTCTTTCCTTTCGAGCTGTATCTGGTTGCGCAGGTTGTAACCGTACTCAAGGCCAGTGAGGTCGCTGATCAGGTCGTGGTCATCGGGCAATCTGATGCCGTTGTTGATCGCCTCGCGCATATTGCCCCAGCACTGCGCTCGAAGATTTGCGTACAGAGGATCGGTAGCCTTGCTGCCGAAGTTGACCTCGACGACGTCGAGGCCGAGCTGTCTGCACCGGTCAACTACGCCACCGCCGACACCGCCCCCGTCGATGAAGACCTGATCCGCACGCTTCGCATTGGCGATCTCCACCACCTTGGAGGCGAGGGTCATCGTGTCCACACCTCTGAACTTGTCCCAGCCTTGGCTTTCAGCGTCGCGGCCTTGGCGCACGCAGATGACGGACTGGTCATCACCAAAGCGTGCCACGTCCACGCCCACGACGACGGGATCGAACGGCTGCACCACCACGTCCTGCATGATGCAGGCTCGGGCGGCTGCGCCTTTGATGAACTGCAGAGCACCAGCGTCTGGGAATACGCCCTTGACGCGGACCTTGAAGAAGTCGCTGTCCTCGCCGTATGCCTGCGCCCATTCCTCGAACAGCTCCTTGTTGGTGATCTTGACGGTGCGACTGTCGATGAAGCGCCGGATGTACCCGTTGCGAAAGCGGCCCATCATGTTCTCGTAGAAACGGCCAGTGTTCCGCGTCGGGTTGCCAAACGCGAAGAACATTGGTTCCCCGTCCGTCTGGCCCCCCTCAGATGTCTCCCAGATGCGGTCAGGCACTGCGGACGCCTCGTCGAAGATGTAGAACGGCGTCGAGCTGGCTGCGTGCAAACCAGCGAACGCCTCTGCGTTCCGCTCTTCGCAGGTCTGCGCATCGACCCGCCACGTTGATGGCGATGCGTTGGCGTAGATGTTGAGGCTGCCCATCGAGCCGCCGTTGTATGTGAACCAATGCTTGAATAAACATAGCTCGACCCAGCGGCTCAGCTCGGACCACGTTTTTGACCGGAGCTGCTGCGCCGTATTCGCGGTCACAACGCCTTTGCAGTGGGGCCGCGTCACCATGATGAAGAGGATCAACCACGCCACCATCGCGGACTTGCCAATGCCGTGGCCGCTGGCTGTACTGAACCTGATAGGCCGGACCGCGTTGCTACCGTCGAAGCCGCGATCCTTGATCTGCTCACCTAAATCGATGAGGAACTCACGCTGCCATGTGTCGGGACCATCGAAGCCCTTGAGCGTGCCGCTGCCCCACGGAAACACGTTGAGCACGAACCCCAGCGGATCGTCGTAGAACTCAGCAGCCAATGCCGCGAGTTCGTCTTCACGGGAGCGGGTCGTATTCGCTTTCATGGTAGCTCGAATGATCCTGCGGCTTTGCGACGCAGGTGTGGTCAGGGTGATCAGGGTTGGCGATGTCTGGCAGCTTACGTGCTCCGCACACGCGGCACACTGGCACGCGGCTCTGCCCTGCTGGAGGTTCTTTCCATTGATGCTCAGCCATTGACGACCTTCAAGTGTTGGCGTTGTTCCGTCAGCCGCTCACGCGCCTCTTGAATGCGCTTGTCGAGAGCAGTCATGTCGTGGTTCTCGTTGATGTTCTTCGTCGCAGGGAATTGATCGAGGAGCTTCGATTGAAGCTCGATGCCTTTCATCGCTGCCGATACTTGATCGGTGTCGATGGCTTGCTGGATCAGATCGTCGAGCCTTTTGATCTGGCTCGCTACCGTTTTCTCCAGCCCCTCGATGATCGGCTCCCGCAGTTCCTCGATCCTAGCCGCAATCAGCCCGTCAGCCATCAAGTCTTTAGCACGGTTGTGGATCGTGTTGGGCTTCATGTTCTCAGCGTCATACGCTGCGCGATATGCGTCGCTCTGGTTCATTCCTTCGACGATGCATTGGCAGAACTTTTCCTGCTTCGGAGTAAGACGCTTCGGTGAGGTCGAGGGCTTTGTGCGATCACCAGCTCCCCCGCCGTTTTGATTTGTGAGCTTGTCCAAGCCGATGCTCGCGATGCGGCGCTGTTCTTCGGCGTATGCCTGATCATCAGTATCGTGCCACGAGAGTACAACAGCCTCGGGTTTGAACCCATCGGCCTTAATCTCCTTGATGCGCTTTGCCTTGTCGCCGGACTTTTCGACGTCACGAGGAAGGTCTCTGAAATGCTGAAAGCGACGAGCCGATGACCCCTTGCCGATGTAAAACGGCTGGAGATCACGCGGGTCGATCAGTGCGTAAACGTAGTGTCTCATGGCGCAGAGCATAACCCAGCTTTGCGCATCAAGTCCAGTAGGGTCTCCTCCTCCAGCACGTAAAGCCGACGCTGTCTATCTTCTCGTATGCACAGCATATCGTTGACCTCGTCCTGATCGAGGCTCTGATACAAAAAACGGTAGCCGCTCTTCTTGCGCTTACATTCGATCACATACGGCCCGAGCTTCACGTCTCCGGCGAGGTCTTCGCTGTAGTTCTTGAACGCGCCGGACCCGACGTTGCGCTGAACCTCCGCGCCGTGCTCTCGCCAGAATAATACCGTCTCTCTCTCCAGCTCATAACCACGCTGCTTATTTCGATTTGCCATCTCAATTTCTCCTCTTTAAATCGGCCCTAAAGGGCGGTTGCTACGCCAGTAGCACAGCCCCCTTTAGGGGGTAGCAATGTAGCAAGCAATTAAACTTCAACAAAATCAACACCTTACGGCGTTTTGCTACATTCGCTACGCTGTAGCAAATGTAGCAAGGTAGTTTGCAATGATTTCAAAGGGTTACTCTGTAGCATTTTTTCAATTTTCCTCGTTTGCTACACAACAGATGAGTTTGCTACGGCCTTGTTTTTTCGTCTCCACATAGCCGTATTCGCAGGCCGTTGGCTCCTCAAATAACGAGGTCAACGCACCCCAATCTCGGTTGGTTGCTTCGCGTGATTTGACGACCCAGCCGTCCTTGTTTTGCATCGCATCGTGGACGTCTATGGTCTTGTGTTTCCCCTTCCCCATGACGCGGAAAATCTCCGTCGCCCAGTAGCCTGCGATGTACTCATCATCGCCAGCATGGAGGAGGCTGTTCTCTGCATTGTGGGCGGTGCTGAGGTGGCATACACCGATCTCGTAGCCCTCGGGTAGGTCTTCGCCCTGCAGCTCATACACGACAGGCTCCAACGGACGACCCTCTCGTATCTTACCTGTGTCCAGCACCACCCACCGGCTCAGCTCCTCTTCGAGGTACTTCGCCTTCCACGTCTTTCGGCTATCCTTATTGCTGGGCATCCAAGGTGCCAGCGTGAACCCGCAGTCCAATGCGCTGTAGATGGCACCCGAGCCCCGCCACGCCCCACTGTCGCCTCGATACCAGTCGAGGTCGTGGGTGCGATCCTTGGGCGTGTGGTGGGCGTGTATCAGGGCGCAGCCTGTGAGGCTGGTGATGTGAATGAACGCCTTCGTAAGCATCGCTGCCGACTGTGCGCTGTTCTCATCCATCGCGTCGCTTAGTGTGACGTAAGGGTCAAGGAACACACATCCAAAATTGTGCCGTCGGATGTGTGCAACGAGACGTGCAATGTTCTCCTCGTCAAGTTCCGGTGTTCCCACTTCATTGATAGCGACCAGTCTGAGGGTGCCTTGTGTTTTAGGACGGACGCTAATTGGCTCTCCACCATCTCGAATATCGTAGTGCTGAGCTGCCGCCTTAATGCGTCGTTTGATGTCATCGCCGTGTTCCTCGTTTGCGATCCATAAGATGCCTGTCTGCTCCCCTACTGGCAGGCCCATGAGATCAGTGCGTCCGACACTGAGGCAAGCAGCCAACCCGGCGAGCCATCTAGTCTTACCAACATTGGATGTACCCCCCAAAGATACGGTGCCGCCCTTCGGCACCATGCCTTCGACGAGCCACTCTATTTCGGGGAGGGTAGTTTCATTTAGTTCACTAATCGTAAAGGTATCGAACTCGTCGTCTTCGACGATAGCCGCAACGCGCTGTTCGATGTCATCGCTTTTTGTTTCGCGCTGCGGCCCAATGGGGCGGGATAGTGCCTCCAAATTCATAACGGGTCGCCCTTCTGTTATGGCGGCCACGTCGTCGTCGGAGAATGTTGGTTGGAGCCTGTCGTTGGCTGAGACGACTAGGTCTTCGATCTTCCCCCTCCGATCAATCCAATCGTTATGCCGGGGGTGGGCTGGGCTGACTGCGTCACTGGCATCGATGACTGCGGTCAGGGTGGCGATCTGCTGCTCGACTGTCAGCCGGACGCCGTTGATGCGCCGTGTGGATAGCCTCACTGATAACGACCTCAGCGCCGGGTATAAATCCTCCGCTGTCTGGATGCGCTCGATCAGCTCCTCGTCGGTGGCCGCGTTCCATGACGACATCGTGAGCGATCCTGTGCCGCCCTTCTCTTTCATCACGTCTCGTAGAACATCCATCGGGAACTTAGACGGCGGTGCCGCGTCCAATATCTCGTAGCCCTCAGTACCGGGCCAACAGATGTAGCCGTTGCCTGTTGCCTTGACATCGACGCCTCGTCGCAGTGTCGCAGGGAAGCGGATGTCGCCGGGGTGCTTGAAGAGGAAGTGAAGGCCGCCGGATCGCGTCTTATGAGATCGCGTCTCATGCAGCCAAGGGTTCTCTTCGACCCACGCCGCGAGCGTCGGGTCTTTATGAAGATCGACATCGATGCACATCAGGCCGGACAGCTCGCCCATTGGGACGGCGATCTCTTTGGCACGGGGGTGGGCGAATAGTTCCTTGACGCGATCCGGGTCCGTCGTGGCTATCTTGTATCCGCCGTCGCCTTTCTTCACGTTCAGCTCGTCATTCGACCACGCAGGCATTTTATCGTTGGTTGGAAATACGGGAAGGCCGCTCTCAGCGATGGACAGGGCGGTCTTGATGAGGTAATTATTATTTGTCGACGGCATTTTTATCACTCCGCAGGTTGGTGTTGTCGATAGTCGGGGCTGCTACCCCGCGCCTTGAAAATCTTGGGGTCGGTGAGCGTTTGCTCCCGGCCCCAAAATTTAGGCAACGACCAGCTTGCACCCCATTTTAGTTTCTGTCAATATAACGACCTCACCGCTGTGGTGAGAAATCCTCTAGCGGATTACATTGATCCCTCCCTGTGAAAACTAAGCCCCCGGATTTTTCCGGGGGTTATTTTTTTGTGTTGACATCAGTGTCTGACGCCCTATAATCCTTCTCAGTTAATCAACGGAGGTCACAATGTTTACTAAGTACATCAAAATCGAGCGTGAAGAAATCGGCGGCAAAGAAGTTGTCGCATGGCGCGCCTACGTCGAAGACGTCAACACCGACGCTATTGTCGCTGCCGTCCTCCCCACCGGCCTCCTGCTTTTAGAGGCTCACTCCACCGTAACCGGGCACTCTGCGGCTGGCGTCATGCTCGACCTAGCCCGCTGGCTCCGCCGCAACCCCATCGAGAAATAATTTTATGGGGGTGTTGACATCAGTGTCTGACGCCCTATAATCCTTCTCAGTTAATCAACGGAGGTCACCATGCATAAATCAATTCAAAACATCCTCGACCGCGAAACCCGCCGCCAGCGCATTCTGCGCGAGGCTATGGAAGAGATGCGACGCGAAGACGAGCAGCGTCAGGAGGCGGAAGAGGAGCGCCGCCACAACGCCAGCCTGCGCTGGCCAAGGTAATTTATATGGGAGTGTTGACATCAGTGTCTGACGCCCTATAATCCAATCATTGAAACAACGGAGGTCATTATGAAAAAGCAACGCATCGACGCCTACCAAGTCATCACCGACAAAATCATCGCCGCCCTTGAGGCTGGCACCCGCCCTTGGGAAAAGAGCTGGGCCACCACCGGGGGTCTCCCTCTTCGCCACAACGGTGTGCCTTACCAGGGCATCAACGTCTGGCTGCTGGGTATGTCCCCGGCCAACGTCGGTCGTCACTGGTTTACCTACAAGCAGGCTGAGGCTCTTGGGGCGCAGGTTCGCAAAGGCGAGAAAGGCAGCCAGATCATTTTCTTCAAGCCCCTCAAGATCAAAGATAAGGAGAGCGGCGAAGAGAAGAAAATTCCGCTGATCAAGATTTACAACGTGTTCAACCAATCGCAGATCGACGGCCTGCCCGCCAAGTTCGACGCGCCAGTAGTTGAGCAGAACGCTGAGGAGCGCGACGCAGCCGCTCAGGCATTCTTCGATGCCGTCGGCTTCGCCACCAAGCACGGCGGCGACCTTGCCTTCTACATCCCATCGCAGGACTATGTGCAGATGCCTAAGTTCGAGACGTTCGAGAGCGGCGAGGCATACTACGCCACCCTCGCCCACGAGTACGTCCACATGACCGGACACGAGAGCCGTCTCGACCGTAACCTCAAGAACTCCAACGGCACCCGCGACTACGCCAAGGAGGAGCTGATCGCCGAGATGGGCGCAGCGTTCGTCATGGGCGGCCTTGGCCTCTCCGCCGAGCCGCGTGAAGATCACGCTTCCTACTTGGCCTCGTGGCTCGAAGTTCTCAAGGCCGACAACAAGGCCATCGTCCGCGCAGGCAGCGCAGCACAAAAGGCCGCCGACTTCATCTTTGAAGCGGCGGACCAGAAGCTCAATAAGGAGGTAGCATGAAGCTCTATCGGATCAGCGCAGGGATCAATGGCGATCCCTGCGGCTTGGAGGAGCAGGCTCTCCTCGAAGTCGTCCTCGATCACGCCGCTGACCTGACGATGCGTCGGGTGCAGGGGTTCTGGAACGGGCAGCCCGTCCACACTTACGAGCTGGACGTGGCGTCCGATAGTCAGGACTATATTGAAGGGCTGGCCCGCGCCGTCGGGACGGTTTTGGACCAGGATTGTGTTATGGTGACTGAGATCGGCCACGCAACCTACATTAAAACATCAACGGAGGATTTTCACTAATGCAAGGCGGATTGTACGCAGAGACCCTGCGAGAAGAAATTAGAGCTGAACGTATGACGCTCGAAGAGGCGTTGGATTTTATGACGCAGCATCACGTCCACCCCAGGATCGCGGCCAAATTGCTGGGCGCGGCATACGAGGAAAAGAATAATTTGACAGAAGACACTGACGCTTTATAATCGTGAGACGTTCAACGGAGGTCAAAATGAAAACGCTTTTACAGCACCAGATTGAGGACGCCCAGTTCCTCGCCAGCAAAAAGTTCGCAGGGTGCTTTTCCGGCATGGGGTCAGGTAAGACCCTGACCGCCCTCGAAGCCGTTCGCCTGCGGAACCCAGCCATTACGATCATCGTCGGGCCGCCGATCTCTCTCCATATGTGGAAAGAAGAGTTCGAGGAGTTCGGTCTCGGCAAGGCACAGCTCCTCAAGACAGGCAAGACGCCTATCGACTGGGCAGCCAGCGCGATCATCTGCTCATGGGCCATCGCGCGCACCCGCGTCTCTGATCTCAAGCGGATCAACGCTGGAGTTCTCATCATGGACGAAGCCCACGCCGTCAAGTCTCCTGCCGCTAAAACCACCCAGGCCATGATCGGTCGTGGCGGTTTGTGCGAGAGCGTAGATCGGACATGGCTGCTGACAGGTACGCCGATCACGCGATGGAACGACGACATCTTCACGTTCCTATGCCGCGCTGATATGGACGGCCTCAAGCAACGCTGCGGCGGCAACAGCCTCGACAAGTTCCGCCTGCGGTTCTGCGTCACCCAGATGAAGAAGTTCAGCCCCCGGCAGCCTAGTCCCGTCCCTGTGACGGTCGGCAACCGCAACACCGATGAGCTGAACCAGTGGCTCTTCGATGGCGGCCTCGCCGTCCGCCGCGAGCTGAAAGACGTCTGGGCAGCTATGCCGCCGTTGACGACCAACAGCCTCCTCGTCCCGCTCGATGCCGACGCTGAGCTGAAGTCGATGCTCAAGGATATGGGGAAGATGAACCAGTCCCAGATCGAGGAGGCCGTCCGCACCAAAGATCCTCACCTCGCAACCATCCGCCGCCGGATCGGTGCAGCCAAGGTAAAGGCCGCAGCGTCTGAGATCGCCGACCGCATCGAGAGCGGTGCGGGCGGTGTCCTCGTCGGCGCATGGCACACCGAGGTCATCGACGAGCTGGTCAAGGCGCTGTCCGGCGGTAAGGTCCGCGTCGCCTCTCTCGATGGGCGAACATCGGCAGCGTCGAAGCAGGCGATCCAGTCCGAGTTCAACAACGGGCAGCTCGACGTCATCGTCGGGCAGATTAGCGCGATGGGCGTTTCCTTGAACCTCCAGCACGGCGGCAACCGGATCGTCGTGGTCGAGGAAGACTGGTCGCCGTCCGTCATGGATCAGTTCTTCGCCCGCCTGCACCGCATCGGGCAGACGGATCACGTCCACGTAGACATCCTGCGGGGCGACAACAAGCTCGAAGCAGCCGTCGCCCGCATCAGTGCAACGAAGCGCCGGGAACACGCCCGCGCTATGGATCAGGGAGACGCAGCATGAAGAGCTTCCTGATTGGGCTGGCCGTGTCCCCCGTCCTATTCGCCGCAGTCGTATTGTTCTGGTGGGTCGTCTTCGATGGTATCGACAGGCATATGGCTGAGGAAGAGCGGTTTTATCAAGAGTGCGGGGTCCATTACGGCCCGCCAACGGAGGTAGATTGAAATGAACATGAAAGCGTTGATCATCGGCGGCCAGAGAAATATGGACGCCAAAAAAGAATGGGGCTTCGACCGCACCAAGTACCTCAACAGCTCGGAGGCGGACAACTGCATCCGCTGGCTCTGGTACGACAAGCAGGGCTTCGAGGGAGAGGAGCAGGAGTGGGGCTACGCATGGCGCGGCCACATGGCTGAGGAGTACGTCATCCGCTGCCTGGAGGCCCGCAACGACGTCGACTTGATAAAGGCCGGAGAGGAGCAGGAGAGCCTCCAGGACACCAAGCGCAGGCTGTCGGCAACACCTGATGGTTTCTACCGGGTCGAGGTGGGCGAGATTTTCGGGCTGGAGATCAAGTCTATTGATCCCAGGACTAACCGCTCCAGCCTACCGAAGCCAGAGCACATCACGCAATTTAAGATCGCTATGGCGCTGGAGAACCAGACCGTCGGGGAGCGAGAGCCTAAGATACGCGAAGGTAGCCTGCTCTACATCGACGCCTCGAACTACAACGACATCCTGGAATTCACCGTCGAGGCAGGGGACGACAAGCTCCTGGACGTCTACGCCAAGAAGGCCGCCAAGGTACTACGTGCCAAGTCCGCCGACGCGCTGGATCGCGAAGGTAAGCGCAATGGTGGCTGCACCTACTGCCCGCACAAAAAGATGTGTGGCGTGGAGATGAGCGACGTGCAGGGTCGTCAGAGGGTACGCCGGGGCAGTGGCCTCGACAGTGCCGCTCTCGAATACATGGCCATCAAGGAAGCGCAGGACGTGGCGAAGCTCCGCCTCGATGCACTCAAGGAAGACATCAAAGACGGCTTGCAAGGCCGTCCCAAGGTCATCGTCGGCAACGTCGAAGTGACGTTGCAGATGACGAAGGGCCGGGAGACCCTGGACAAGAAGGCCGTCGCGGCGGCTGGTATTGACTTATCTCCCTTTACCAAGGTGGGCGCACCCAGCGAACGCCTTACGTTGAAACGTGTTCAGTAGAAAAGGATACTAGTAATGAGCACCGCATTGACCGCCTTCTTGCAGAAGGCAAACGTACCCGTACTCTCCGACGACGCATTGGCTGATGCCATCGAGCAGGGCCAGCAGGAAACCGGGGCGCACGGCCAGATCGGCGAGGGGGTTCGGTTCCTCTCATTCTCCGGCAAGACGGGCCGCTACGCGCTCGGCAAGAACAAGGACGATATGGACCCCGAGGATACTTACCTCGTGGAACCCATGAGCCTCTTGGCTGGGTGGGTCTGCTGGAAAGGCGGCAAACCTGTTGAGCGTCTCGAATGGTCGTTCTTCGGAGGCAGGGCTATTGCCGAAGAGGATCTGAAAGATCACGGGCCGTACAACACCAAGGCAGGCGAGGGCTGGGCTGACCTCCTCGGCTTCGGCTGCCTCTCGCTGGATGGCGAAGACGTGAACGTCAAGTTCTCGTCCAACACCGTCTCAGCGAAAAACGCGATGAGTGATTTGATTGAGGAGATCAAATCCCGGTCGCGTAGACGGGAGCCTGCGCTTCCGCTGATCCACTTCGATAAGGAGCAGTTCGAGGCCCAAGGCCAGACAAACTACAAGCCTAAGTTCGTTGTGGAGACGTGGGTGACGCGGGATCAGGCGTCTCTCTTCTTCGAGGGCATCTTCTCGGCGGACGACCTTCTCGAAGGTAAGAACCCGACGAAGGCGCAGCTCAAGAAGCTGGACGCCTAGAAGAATTGGCCCCGCCTCTTTCGGGGCGGGGCCAGTTCTTCAATTTTTATGTCACGTTCAACGTGCCAACACGGAGGTCAATCTATGAAGACCCAAGAAAAATACGCGAACTATAGAATGGTGTCAACGAAGCTCGACCTCATCGGGGCGTTAAAGACCATCGGCGTTGGCCCCTGCGCCCTAGATTTCGAGACTACGGCATTGCGCCCCGAGCACGGTAGAGTGCGCCTAGTCCAGCTATTCGACGGCAAGCACGGCTACGTCGTTGACTTCGACAAAATCAAAGGCGGCTTCGAGGCCGTCGCCTCTCTCTTCGACAAGGGGGAGTGGATCGTATTCAATTCCGGCTTCGAGTTGCGATGGTTCATCGCAGCCGGAGCCAGCCAAGTCCGCTGCCGGGATGTCGCTTACCTCCGTTGTGCGATCCTTGGCGGCGGGCGCTACTCCCTCAAGCAGGTCGTCGCCTGGGACTTAGAGCGCGAGATGGATAAGACCGAGCAGGCGTCCGACTGGGGCGCTAAGGAGCTGACGGCGGAGCAGTATCACTACGCATACAAGGACGCCGTCGATACATGGGATTTATACCAGCACTGGTACGACCGTGCCGACCTCGGCCACCTCGCCGGATGGAAACTATTCGACGATATGACACCCGCCATCATCGAGATGGAAGAGGCGGGGATGCTGCTCGACACCGAGCGCCATAAGAAGCTCGACCTCCACTGGCAGAAAATCCGGGTTGCCAAGGAAAAGATCGTCCGCAAGATTGTGCCGATCGACGACGTCGCCAATATCAACAGCAACGCGCAATGGTCCGACTTCTTCGCCCGCATCCTAGATGACGACACGCTGGCCTCATGGCCTCGAACAGAGAAGAGCGGGCAGCTCCAGACGACTGGGGACGTACTGCGCTCCATCGCCGCCCAGTTCGAGCAGGCCAACGGGAAGAACCCGATGACGACGCTGCTCGACGCGCTGGCCGACTATAAGAAGATTGAGAAGTACATCTCCAGCTTCGGGGAGACCCTGATCACCAAGGCGCAGTTGTCGCCAAACAAGCGCGTCCGCGCCCGGTTCAACATCGCTGCGGCGAAGACAGGCCGCTTCTCAAGCTCGAACCCGAACCTGCAACAGGTGCCTCGTGACCTTGAGCTGCTCGGAGAGGAGACCAGCGTCCGATCGTCGTTCATAGCGAAGACAGGCCGGAAGCTCGTCTCTCTGGATTACAGCGGCATTGAGCTGCGCGTCCTGGCTCTCCTGGCTGAGGATGCCGTGATGATGGCGGACATCCTAGAAGGCGATCTCCATGCCGAGGTCGCCTCGATGGTGACGGGCCGCCGTATCTCCATCCACAGCAGCGAGCGCAACAAAGACGACGACCGTGCGCGTAAGTCCGCCAAGCCGATCAGCTTCGGCATCATCTACGGATCGAGCGCCGGGGGGCTGGCGACAAACCTGCGCGTGTCAGTGGCCGAGGGCCAGCGATACATCGACGGATGGGCGGATCGCTACACCCGCGCCTTCGACTACCGGAACAAAGTTATGGATGAGGCGAGGAGAACACGCTACATCCGCTGCGTCGATGGCGGCACCATCTACATGGGCCAAAACCCGGAGATGCCTAAGTGCGCGAACTATCCCGTGCAGCGGGCGGCCCTGTCGATCATGGCTCGGGCCATCGCCCGCCATAAGGACACACTCGATCAGGAGCGGGCTGCTGGCCGTCAGCGGTACACCAAGATGCTGTCCACCATCCACGACGCCTTGATAGACGAGGCGGCAACGAGGGACGCGAAGAAATGCCTGCGCTTCATGGAAGACGACATGATCGCCGGATACCTCGACATATTCCCCGGCAGCCCGACAGACGGGTTGGTCGAAGGCGGCATGGGGCCGAACTGGGGTAAACTAGACTAGGAGGTCATTATGTCATTTATTCACACGTTCATCCGTTGGCTAAAACACCCGTTCTCGTCGAAGGTGGAGGCTACTTCCACTAAGAAAAAACCCTCGACGCGGGAGGCGGGTAAGGAGGTTGAGGAGGCGGGACGATGGTACTTTAAATCCGGCGTCTTAGAGCAGCTCCCCGCCTATATGCGCGACCTTAAACGTATGCGGAAAGGGGATACAGATAGCTACGCGTTGTACTCCCGCGTCGGCGCTTCTATTGTACCGGGAGGTAGTTTAGCAGCAACGGATAAAGTAGAGCCGTTGTTTAAGAATTGCCTACCCTCATTCACCGCCGTTTGCTTGTCTAAAGACGATGAGGAGGATGATGGCTACGCTGCTCGGTTTATCTACGTACGTAAAATCGCCCCGTCTGCGGGGATAGAGCCGTGGGACGGCCCCATATATACCTGCACAGTTTTCCTGTATTCCCCCACCGCTAAGAAGGCATATCGCCGGGGCTTTCTCACCTTCGTCGTTGGTATTTCCCCGGACCAAACAACGACGCTTCTGCGAGAGCTGCGTACAGTTAGCCAGATTATCCCGCATGGGGATGGCACCCGCTCGACGCTAAGCCGTAAGGAGTGGAATTACCCCTCGTGGATTAACGCTGTTGATGGGGTGACCCCGGATAAAGCTAAGGAGTACTTCTGCTGCGCCGCTAACTGGTACACGAACTCCGAGGGCGGTATTCGAGTTCAAGCGAAGAAGGATAATATTTCTGCCGTCTTCAACATCGATATGCTTAGAACACCGTACTTCTTCAAAGACCGCGACGATGTCATAGACCCGGAGACAGGGGTGAAGAAGCGGATATTTCATATCGTCCGCACCCATAAGAGAAAGACAGGCTCCTTCGTGAGGAGCCACTTTCGAGGGCTGCGCCGATTTAGTTGGAACGGCTACGCCGTGAATATAACTGTGCCAGACTTGCATCACAGGTCATTGATGGAATTCTCCACTGAGGCATACGACAAGGATAATTCGCCCGAGGAAACCGTTATGTTGGATAGTAAGGATGTTGGCGATCGACTGGCTAAGGTATTATCAGCTTGACATCAGTGTCTGCGGGGTTACTATACCCCTCAGACATTGAAACAACAGGAGGTCATTATGTCGCATCAAGGTTTTGAAACAGCCCAGGAAGCACTCGATTTCATCTTCGCCGGGAAGTCCCGGTTCACGTTGACGTCGGCAGCTTCCGGCAAGCACTTCACCTTCAAGGTCAACGAGAAGGACGGCGAAATCTTTTTCGTCAAAGTGCTGAACGGCCCCGACAACTCGTGGAACGGCGATTGGTTGTTCCTGGGGTTCGTTAAGGCAGACGAAGGTACGCCGACGTCCTGCCTGATCGCGGGCCGCAAGGGCCACCCAGACGCTGAGAGCTTCAAGGCTCTGAGCTGGGCGCTGGCTCACTTGAACCGGGGCGACATCCCGGCTCAACTCACCGTCCAGCACGACGACGCCTGCGGGCGTTGCGGGCGGGCATTGACCGATCCAATATCGGTCTCCACCGGCCTCGGTCCCGAGTGCCGCAAACATATTTAGGAGGAAATAGCCTATGGTAAACAACACACCTCAGCCGGGGGCGCAGCGGGAGCTGCCCCTCGGGGACCGGCGGCAGCGGTTCGACGCTGCCGTCCAAACCATCACCAAGGAGCGTGGGGACGCATACGGCCACCCGGTCGATGACTTCGACATCGCTGCTCAAATCAAGCGGGCTCTGCGGCCATGTAAAGATCCCGTAGTGCGCCACGCCTTGGAGATGATTGGCGTCAAGATGGCCCGGCTCTGTACGTCGCCGGACCACCTCGACAGCCTGATCGATATCGCGGGCTACGCTCGTACCATTACTATGATCCACGATGAGCGGGAGAGACGAGATGCCGACCGATAAAAAAGCCCACGCCAAACGTCAGCAGGCGTATTATTCCATGAAGCAGAAGACCCATACGCGAATATGTTTTTGGGTACGCCGTGACGAAGTAGAGGTGTTCCGCAAGGCGGCGGAAAGTAAACTTGCCTCTCTGGATAGGGGGAGGAAGTGATGTATAGCTGCGAAAAGTGCGCTGGTTACACAGCGCGTCTAGCCAAGGAAGTCGGAGGAGACGTTGGATGCTGGGTAGAGGCCCGCCCAGAGGAAATGGAGTAGATCATGCAAGACAATACCATCAAGGCAATCAAGGGCTTCAACACCGACATGACGTGTCGGGGCTTCCAGTACGAGGAAGGCCAGACCTACAAGCACGATGGGCCACCGGCGCGCTGCACGGAAAGCGGCTTTCACGCCATCGATGGCAACCCGCTTTCCGTGTTCAGTTTTTACCCGCCGACCAAGAGCGTGTACCACGAAGCTGTGTGCGGTGGCGACATCGACCGAGACGGCATCGGTTCCAAAATTACAGCATCGGAAATCACCATTCACGCACGACTTGAATTGCGTGAGTTGATCGCGCGCGCGGTCGATTGGATTTCAGCCAAGGCAAAAAGGGAAGGCGACAAGCAACTCGCCACCGGCTACGGGTCGAGCGCCGCCAGCAACGGCGAAAGGTCGAGCGCCGTCAGCAACGGCGAAAGGTCGAGCGCCGCCAGCACCGGCTACAGGTCGAACGCCGCTAGCAACGGCTACGTGTCGAACGCCGCTAGCAACGGCAGATGGACGAGCGCTGCCAGCAACGGCAACTGGTCGAGCGCCGCCAGCACCGGCGACTGGTCGAGCGCCGCCAGCAACGGCAACGGGTCGAACGCCGTCAGCACCGGCGAAAGGTCGAACGCCGCTAGCAACGGCAGATGGACGAGCGCCGCCAGCACCGGCGACTGGTCGAGCGCCGTCAGCACCGGCGACTGGTCGAGCGCCGCCAGCAACGGCAAGCATAGCGTTGCCATGTCGGCGGGCCTCGACGGAATGGCCAAGGGCGCGAAAGGTTGTGCGTTGTTTCTGGTCGAACGCAACGACGATGGCGAAATTATCGCCGCCTGGGCGGGCATCGTCGGGAAAAAGCGCATCAAGCCCGACACGTTCTACACGCTCAAGAACGGCAAGCCGGTGGAGGTTGAGTGATGGCTGACGATTTGATTGCCCGCCTTCGCCAGTATCGCGCCTTTGAAAGGAAGTGACATGAAAACAGAAAAAGGGCTGCAACGATCTGCCAAGTCCCGCCTAAACGAAACAATTCGCCGAGCCGGGGCTGTCAACGACATAGCCGAAACTATCCGCAATGACGGGTTCAGGCATGAACGGATGGCAGCGCTGCGGGAGGAAACTGAACGGCTTTTGCAGTGCGTCCACGAATTCAACGCTTACACCAACGCCCTCGGTCGCTAACGAGCCTTAGCGAGTTTAGGGTGGTTTAGGAGCGCTTGTCTGATCCATCAACGTAGCGCCAAATAGCCGCAGCCATTCCAAATGCAATAGGTTCCATTATCGGTTCTTATTCGCGCCTTTCCACTTTTCAAATGAGCGCATACCACCAAGGCCAAGCATTCCCATCAACACCGGCATCATCACCGAAAGCTCTAGCGCCGGTAGAAGGGCGATTTGCTCCTTTGTCATAATGTCGCCCGCAATCGCCACAAATACGGCAAATGGCTTCAATAGATACTCCCACGCCAGCGACGCACCGCACACCCAACCGACGAAGGGACGCCAGCCAGAAACAAACCAGTTTTCGCTTTCTGCTTCCTTCATATTGATCTGAAGCTGGCCCATGACCTTTTGAAGTTCGCCGTCAATGGCCATCTTTTCCATTTTGCGCCGGGCTTCCGCGCGTTCTTCATCACTGGTGAATAAATCGTCAATGAGATTGAATAGCGGGCCAGCCGCACCAAGGATTGCCGGTATCATTGTTCACAACTCCTATATAAGTCTGCGATCCGCCGCGCCCTGTCGCCCACCTGTGCGGCCCATCGGCTGTCTAGCGCTTCATTTGCCGCCGCGCCGTATACGCCGTTTCGAAGCGCCCCCAGCATGTTGCGGAACTTCGACAGGCGGGGCCACCCGAGGTTGAAGCACATATTCACCAGCGCCCGTTGCGCCGGTTCGGGAAGGTCTCGCCACCAGGGCGCTTCGCGGTCAAGTTCGGCCATCGCAACGCCGATATCATTTTCCAGCAAATAGCGCGCCTCGTTCTCGGTAATCCCCACGTCATCAAGGTTGCGCCCGACGCCGATCGTCAGCTTTCCAACTGTATCTCGATACGGTTTCAAGCGAAGCCCCTCATCTAGCGTCAGGTCATCGATGATTTGCGTCATATCCATATCAACAGCCCCCCGAATAGCAACGCCACGGCAGCGCAGCCCCAAATAATCTTGCGCTTGATCGGCTTGGAAATGGGCACATTAAACCCCATTTGCGGAACGTCCTTGGTCACTTAATGCCCCACCCTTTGATTGTGAAGTGCCGCGCCTCGTCGGCGGTAAACCTCATATATTCCTTGCGCTCGTCGGTCTGCGTCATGATGTAATACGGTCGAAGCGGGTTTTTTGCGTCAATGCCGAAACTTACCTTCGGCGCGTCAACGTATTTTTGCATGGTGTTTTGCTTATTCACGCACCATCCCTCTTTTGAACGATCTTGAGATAGTCGCAGCCGTCCTCAATGTCAGCGAAGCTCCGAATGAACTTGATCTGGTTGTCTTGCATCTTCGGACGAATAACGAACATGACCGACGCGCCATATTGCTGTTCATGGAAGCCGTGCCGATGCGCATGATCGTCAATGTACTTGTACCCCCGCGCGCGGGCCAGGTGGACGACACGTCCATCCGGCATTTCCTTCTGCTTTAGCGCCCAGGTGTGATGGTGGCCGGCGACGAAGATATCCGCGTCCTCGTCCATGTTGGCGGCCCGCTCTTGGCCGTGCAACTCGTTCCACATGGAATGACCCTTGTGGTTGTGCGCGGCGTCCACGCGCGCCTCAACGCCGCCGGGGAACACCAGCCGGAACCGCGCCCGCCAATCGAGCATGGGGATCATCTGAGCGTTGATGGTCTTGAGGTAGGTCGAGAATGACGGCTCCATCTCGTCGTGGTTCCCCATGAGCCAGACGAGCCACGGAACGTTGCTATCTTCAAGGAACCATCGCGCGAGTCGCCGCTCCGTTGAGCGAGAGACATCGTTTTCGGCGTAGAGCCTGACCAGCCGCCCGCCCCAGTTGTCTGCGGTGTCGCCAATGTTCACCGCATAGCAGTTTGGCGTCTCGCTCATGAGCTTTACGTGTTGGCGTAACAGCGGGATATTACAGCCGTTAGAACCAAGATGCGGATCACCCACCACCACGACTCCGATGGGCTCACTCGTCTTGAACTTGATGGGAAACCAGTGCATCGATCTGGTGTGCTCGGAACGCTGCTTAAAACGCTTTTCCATCGTGTCAAGGATTTGCTCGGCGTCAATGTCGTCGTCGGGGAACTCGGGCAGCATGACTTTCGGCTCTGTCTCGCGTTCCAGCGCCCTGTTGTATCGGTTGCTCAGTGTCTTGCGCGGCATTCCAAGAGCGCGAGCGGCGGCGGCAACGGAACCATGAATATCAACCGCTGCAACGGCGTCGTCCATATCGTCGTCTGTTAGAGGCGACCATGTATCACTCATATTCTACGCTCCTCGGCAGTTTGCGCAATCGGGCTGGCGGTGATCGTAGTGAACCTTTTTCGCCAGATTTTTCAGGGCCAGCATGTAGAAATTCTGGCCCGGAGCCCTGGGCGAAATGATGCGGAGAACTTGGGTGGTCTCCCCGCCCCAATCCGGGTACTCCGCCAAGACTTCGGCGACGACGCCAATAAATCTCGGCTGCCCGAACGATACGCAATTGCGCTTTTTCGCCTCGACTAGAAACGCGGCCTCCGCTGCCTCTTTGCTGGTTCTGTCTCCATCGGCAATAGCCATGATGGATTCCTCGCTTCGGCAGAATGCCTCCATCGTGATCTTTTGCCCCGCCTGCCATCCGTTGATGATGGGGTGTGTGGTTTCGGGCATCGACGTGTTGGCGGTCTGACACCCGGTGATAAAGAGAATGAGAAGGGGGCCTAAGCCCCTGGCTAAAAATACATGGTGGATCCCTTTCATGTTAATTATTTTGGCTCGCTGTCATCCGCCGCCGACCTTCGCCTTTAGCCCATCCCAAAATATGGCAGCAGCGCCACCAGCAGCAATTAACGTCAGGTAGACGATGATCTTGCCTGTTAGCGTGGCGCACCGGACGCGGTTCGATTGTGTCCATTCCATATTCTTGCGAAAATTACGGAGTTGATCGTGGTCATCAGGATCAATACCCATCAACTCAAGATCATGCTTAGTAATCGGTCTATCGTTGGTCATGGCTTTTGCCTTTCAGATTGATCCGGCATCACCGCGCCCTTCCCTGACTGATGCCACTGCCACCAATCGGCGTGATGCCGAAAGCCATATATAGATGCTCAATACCGGAGCCATTTATGTTGTTGTTATCACCGTCGCGCACCTTGTAGCCAGTTGCCGAAAAATCAACTTCGTTAACCGTGGTCGTTGCGTTAATGGCATTGGTAGCGTTGGGAATGAGGTATTGATAGTTTTCGTTTGCGCCGAGTGCTTGGGCGTGGAAAGCCCAATTCCATGCGGCTTCATTCCGCTTGGTCATGAATGAGGCTGGAGAGCCTCCAATATAAACAACTGGCCCATTTGCATTTAGGTTCCCTGTATAACTTCCAAAGGCATAAGGCCCGCTGTTGGCCCAAGCCCAATAAACAAAAGTGCGCCCCGTAACAAAGTCTGGCGATGTACCCCCGGCCACAACATCGAAATTTACATTATCAGGATCAGACGAATAATCACTGCGCGTAGTCTCTGCTGATGTGTTATCTGTAAACATGACTTTGCCTGTCGCCAAGTCCTTGTGATACACAACACCAGCCCC